TAAATTGTCTTAATGGTTTAAGTGATTTAGTTAAAATTAATATTTCTGATAACCAACAAATAGGAAATATAATAATAATAATTAAAGAACAATTAGGAGATAATTATACAATAGAAAGACATAAAGAGTTAGTTAAGAATGAACTACAAGAAAGAGGTTATATAGATAATATTATAAATGAATGGTTAGATTATATAGAATAACATTCTCCCGCTGAAGCTGCTATAATATGCCAGCATCAGCGGGAGGATGCGCCTATTAAAGCACCCGGAGGATGCGCCTATTAAAGCACCCGGAGGTGCTGATGACATTTATATTATTTTAGGCATAGGTTCATCTATAAAGATATTTGGATTATTTGAAAAATAATACCAATCTATTTTATCAATATTTTCTTTTAACATATCAATAGCATTGCAATTACCTGATAAGATATTCCAATAAATGTTATCCATATTATCTTTTAACAATTCTATAGCATTAACATTACAACATAATACTCTCCAATCTATATTATTTTTGTATTGTTTTAATAAGTGTATAGCATTTACATTACCTGATAAATGTTGCCAATTAATTTTATCTATATTTTTTTCTAACAAATGTATAGCATTTTTATTACCAGATAAATATTTCCAATCAATACTATCTAAATTTTCTTCTATTAGTTCTATAGCATTTATATTGTGTGATAAAGACCGCCAATTTATCTTATCTTTATTGTCTTTTAATAATTGAATAGCATTTTCATTCGCTGATAATTGTAACCAATCTATTTTATCAATATTATTTTCTAATAATTTTATAGCATTTATATTTCTATTACAAGATAACCTACACCAATTTATCTTATTAATATTAGTTTCTATCAATTCCATAGCATATTTATTATTGGATAAAAGATTCCAATTAAGATAAGTTTCTCGTTGTGTTTTTTTATCTTTATTGTTTTTCAATAACTTAATAACATTTTGATTATAAGACATATTCATCCAATTGATTTTATCTTCATTTTCTTCTAACAAATCTATAGCATTACAATTTAAAGATAACATAATCCAATCAATTGCCAAACTATCAATAGGAATCCAATCTAATAATACTTTTTTTTTATTATCTAGCAATTCCCAATAATAATTTAAAATTATATGTATAATATTATCATCAAATATTGTCTGTGATAATTTATTAAGAATAATATTAACAACTTTAAACTTTCTTACAGCCCGACTTTCTGGCATAATTATATGTAATAATAAATCATTTTTTACTTAAATATTAATTATATCAATTTTTTTTATATTTTTTAATAATAAAAAAATATAAAAAAACAATAAAAGAGTTGACATAAAAATATTTTCATATATGGATAATTTAGTGAGGACAAGGTCAAAGTTGTCAAATATTATTAAACAGATTTTACGATGATGAAGGCGCGAGCCTCTGCTATCAAAATATGGCAAGCCGCTAACGTAAGATGATCTGCTTCTGGTATCCATTCTTTCTTGCGATTAGGATTTATGGTAGAACTTATCCACACTTGAATATTGGAAGCATCGAGTTCTAATTTTTGAGCATACATCTCTTTAATGTTCTTCATGGTTGTAGTATTATCTACAGCAAAATTGTACAGTCTCTGAAAGAGACTCTAGAGTCAGTCTTGTAAAGACTGTCTGTACCACTCGTTTTTGTCAGAGTTCAAAATAGGAATGGTCCTCATTTTTTTTAATTAGTATTTATAATTGGTTCAAGATTACTAATAATTTATTTTTCAATTTTTTACCATAAATACTAAACATATTAAATATATAAAAAGATATTGTTTTATATAATTAATATATAGTTATTTATGATTTTAATTAGTTTTAACATTAATGGCATCCGAGCAAATAACAATAAAGAAGATAACGCTTTGCAAACAATTATTAACGAATATAATCCCGACATTATTTCTTTACAAGAAATTAAATGTTCATCATGTCATTTAAATGAATTCCAAAAATATGAAAACTATCCTTACATTGTTATCAATCCTGCAAAATCAAAAAAGGGATATTCAGGGACGGCTATGATGTCAAAAATCAAACCATTGAATATTTACCTTGATTTTGAATTTTTATCTAACAAATTAGATTTTGATTTTATCAACGAAGGGAGAGTTATAACACTAGAATTTGAGAAATATTATATTGTATCTTGTTATGTCCCTAATTCTAAAACTAAATTAGAAAGATTGGAACAAAGAACGGACGAATGGGAGCCTTTAATGAGAAAATATATTAATAAATTACAAGAATTAAAACCTATAATATTATGTGGTGACTTAAATGTTGCTCATCAGAACATTGATATATTTAATCATAAAGATCATTCTAAATCTGCAGGTTTTACGAATGAAGAAAGAGATGAATTTACAAACTTGTTAAATGAATGTGATCTTGTAGATACATTTAGAGAATTGTATCCGGGAGAGAAAAAATACACATATTGGAGTTATTTAGGAAACGCTAGAACAAAAAATAAAGGTTGGAGAATTGATTATTTTTTAATTTCAAAAAAATTAAAAAGAAAATTAAATAATTCATTAATATTAGATCATATTTATGGATCGGATCATTGTCCTATATTATTAGAAATTATGTAAAATGAGTTTAATTAGTTTTTTATATTATTATTATATATTTAATGAATAATAAATATATAATATTTACATTAAATAAACAAGATACAGAAAAACAAACTATTGATATAGATATATCAATTGATGAACCAGTTATAGTTAATCAAACTATAGAATCAGCAATAGCTACACCAGCTATTGAAACAACAATAGAATCAGCTATTGAAACAACAATAGAATCAGCTATTGAAACAACAATAGAACCAACAATAGAATCAGCAATAGAATCAGCTATTAATACACCAGTTATAGATTCAAAATTTAAATATACAAATGTTTTAATTTACAATAAGTATTTAAAATATAAAGTATTTAAAAAATTTATTGATATAAATAAATTAAATATTGATCAATTATCAAGTAATTATAATGCGATACATTATTTAAATAAAAACATTGATAAAATTAATTGGTCGTTATTATCTAGTAATCCGAATGCTATATCTATATTAGAAAATAATATAGATAAAATAAATTGGAGTAATTTATCTGGAAATATAAATGCAATAAATTTATTAGAAAAACATTTTAATAAAATTAATTGGTCAGTTATATCTAGTAATCCTAGTGCTATTAAATTACTAGAAAATAATATAGATAAAATAAATTATAAAAGTTTATCATATAATACAAATGCAATACATATTTTACAAGAAAATATAAATAAAATAAATTGGAATAATTTATGTGAAAATACAAATGCTATTCCAATATTAGAAAATAATACAGAACATATTAATTGGCATAATTTATCAAAAAATTCAAATGCCATGTCAATATTAAAAAAATACGAACATAATATTGATTGGTGTTATATTTCAAGAAATCCAAATGCTTTAGAATTTATAGAAAAAAATCTAGATAAAATTAACTGGTTTGAATTGTCAAGGAATACTAACATCAAAGCTATAAATATTTTAAAACAAAATAAAGATAAAATTAATTGGTTTTGGTTATCATTAAATCCTAATGCTATTGATTACTTAGAAGAAAATACTGAAAATATTGATTGGAATTATATTTCTAGAAATTCAAATATATTTACCGATAAATATATAAAAATAATATAAAAATATATGACTATTTATAAATATTAAAATGAATTTTAATATTATTAATCAAGAATATAATTGGGATATAAAAAATAACTTTATTTACATTTATAATTATAAAAAAAATGTAAATTTAAAAATAATTTTTTATAATAAAGATGAAAATGAAGATGAAAATGAAGAATTAAAAAACAATATGTCAGATGATGTAGAAGAAGATTGTGATCATTATGATGACAATGACGATGATGATGAATATGATGATGAAGATGATGATGAAGATGATGATGAAGAAAAAAAAGAGGATATTATAATTGATATCAATGAAACATATGATGATGATAATATTGATTATTTAAATGCAAAACATTTATTAAATAGTATTATTTTACCAAGAACACATTCATATAAACATGTAATAGTACCAATTCAATATTATAGAAATAATAATAAAATTATTATATTAGGGAGTTATGCTATTACTAATCTAGAATTATTAAAAACATTATATGAATTTTATAATGTTAAAGTTTTAAGTATTGATGAATTAGAAGAAATAAATAACGATGATTATTGGAATTATGTTGATAATGCAAAAGAATTAAAAAACCCTCATTATTCAAATACAATTGGGTTACTTACTAATTTTAGATATATTGAAAAAATAGAAGATGATATTTTTAGATTAGAATTAAATAAAGTTTAAAAAATAAATGAATTAATAGAAAAATTATAAAAAAATAAATATATTATATATTATATCTTATTTATGAATGATATATATCAAATAAAATATAAAAAATATAAACAAAAATATATATTATTAAAACAATTAATACAAAAAGGAGGTGGAGGTTTTATTGATTTTATAGGCGAAGGAGCATCTGGATGTTTATTATGTCCACCAATTGAATTTACAAATATTCCAATAAAATATGAAACTAAAAAATATAATCCCTATACAAATTATAAAATCCCAGATTTTTCATTTGATAAAATACAAAGTTGTGATTATGTTGGAAAAATTATTGCTATTGAAGATCAAGGATATGGATTTGATAGTTATGAAAATGAATTTGCAGGATTTAAAATAATAAAAAATTTAGATCCAAATGGAAATTATACTCCACAGTTAATCTATGCAAATATACATTTAAAAAATGAATTATTAGAAAAATTAAAAGATAATAAAGATCTATATGATTGTGTAAATAATAAAATAAAAATTGATAAATTTGGATATATTATATCCAAACATACTGGAAAATCATTACGATCTAAATATAATACATTAATACTACCAGAAACTGATATTGGAAAATTAAAAAAATTTTTAAATAAATTTAATGAATTATTAGAATTTATTAAAAAATTATATGATAATAATTATTTACATTTAGATATTAAAATAAATAATATTACAATAAAAGAAGAAGAAGATGATAAATTATATTTAATAGATTTTGGAAGAACACGTAAAATAAATGATTATAATTATCATGATATAATTCAATATTATTTTATGTATTCATTTGAACCTAAAATATATATTAACTTAATAAAAGCCAAAGAAATAAAGTTTTTAACTTATATATCTTTTAAAAATTTAATAAAATATGTAGATGAGAATTTTGATAATTTAATTTTTCCATATAATAATAAATCCAATAATAATAAAATCTTGCATAATATTTTATTAAAAGTTTTTCAATCTGATTTTGAAAGAGATAAAACTAAATGGGAAAAAAATAAACAAAACATGTATACTTCATTTCAAAGTATGTTAGGATTTTATAGTGAAGAAAAAGAAAAAGAAAAATATATAGATATATATCATTATATTAATTATCGTCAAAAAGAATATTTTATTAAATATTTATACAAGATGAGTTATTCAAATAATGGTAAAGAAACACAGACTGTGTTTAACAACATATTTCATCCAATAATAAAAAAATATGATATGTATTGTATTGGTATTATTTTAGCTGAAATTGTTATGTTATATCATGATTTTGATAAATGTAATAATGATTTTAAAGAAAAATTTACAAAATTAATAATAAAATTATTATTTCATGAATTTGATAAAGTAGATTATATTATAAGTGAAATTAATGAATTAATTTTATTAATTTAAAATAATAAAATAAAATATATTATTTTAAATATTTGGATGAGATGGGATTCGAACCCATGAAGCATTTGCATGTGATCTTAAGTCACACTCCTTTGACCAGACTTGGATACCCATCCAGGTAATTATTAATTGATATTCAATAACCAAATATCTTAATAATTAAATTTAGTAATATTCTAAAAATTGCGCATTATACTAATTTTACTTTATAATATATATATATATTATATCTTTAAGTTATTTATTAAGTTTTTAACCATTGACATATATTACAAGTATTTTTAGTATTTTTTTGAATTTCTAATTTAAAATCTGCATCAATTCCCATATATTTTTTACTATGTTCTAAATACTCGTTAAGTAATTTTTCTTTTTGTATTTTTAACAAATTAATGTCTTCTAAATTTGTTAATTTATCTGTAATATTAATGATTTTTTGATTATAAATATTTTTTTGATGTGTTATATTATTTAATGTATTATTATACAATTTTTGTTTTTGTTCAGTATCAATAATATTATTATAAGATATTATTGTTTTTTCTTCATTATTTAAATTAAATATTACTGTTTCATATTGTTCTTTTTCTAATATAATGTTTTTATAATTTTTAATTTTTTTAGTTATAGAATCTATTTTTTGTTTTTTTATTTTTTGTTCTATAATTAATTCTTTAACTAATGCAAAAACATTTGTCGAATAAGTATAAATATATCTATTACGTATTCTTTCTGGAATAATGAACTGATTTGTAGATTTAATTTCAATAACTTCTTTTTCAATAGTTTCTAAAAATTTATTTAAATTGCTTTTTTTTTCAATCATATCAAATAATAATACCTGTCCTGATTTAAATTCACATTGAGATTGCAAATTATCAAACTTATCAGACGACATTCGATGAGCTTCTGCTTTTGCATCTAATTTTAAATAAGATATTAACGATAATAAAAATGTATTAAATCCATTTAATGATGAAATTAATATAGGATTAAATTCAAAATTTTCAAATGATAAACTTAATACACTAGTTAATGCTGATATAAATATAGCAGGTAACATTAATATATTTAAAATTTGTTGACAATAAAGTTTGGATTCCATATATATGTTTTTTTGCCCTTTTAAATAAACAGCAATTATATCTAATGCACAAGAATCATTTATATCATCATTTTCTTTATAATCTTGATATGTTTTATATTCTGTATTTTCTTTATTTTTTATATTTATTATTTCATTTGTTACTTCATTACTCTTCTCACTACCATTATTATTGTTATCAATAATGATATTGCTATCATTCCTATCATTCCTAAAAATGCTTTCGTTGTTATCGTTATTGTCATTATTTTCTTTATTATTTTCTAAATATGCTAATGATGCAGAAATAGCAAGTTTTGAATTTTCTAAATCATTCATTTTATATAAGATATAAAGATAGATAAATATATCTTTATATTATTCCAGAATCATAATATGAATCAAGAAAAAAGAAATATAATAATATCTTTACAAGATAAAAGCGATGATGAAATAAAACAAATAATAAACAATAATACATTAAATTATGTAAATTTAGCACTTAATATTCATGGAGAATTAAATATTGGTAATATGATCAGAAGTAGTCATTTATGCGGATGTAAAAAATTTATTATATTTGGTAGAAGAAAATATGATAGTAGGAGCTGTGTAGGAGTATCACATTATATGTTAATAGAACGAGTATTTGGTATAAAAAATCAAGAAAATACATTAAAAGAAATTCTAAATAATAATGATTATATTTTAGATGAAAATATATTTTATAATTTTATAATAGATAACAAATATTTACCTATTTTTATTGAACAAGATAAATTTTCTATTCAGGTTAATGAAACAAATATTAAAAATATATTAATGTATGCTAATGAATTGCACCTAACACCTATATTTATATATGGCAATGAATGTTATGGAATACCACAAAATATTCTTGATTTACGAAATAAATTTCAATTTTCATATACATTAGAATTAGTTCAAAAAGGTGTTATACCATCCTTTAATGTTAGTAATTGTTTATCAATAATTAGTTATAAAGTAATGGAAATAATATAAATTATATATTTATTTAAAAAATTGAGAAAAACAACTATAAATTATATATATAATAATCATTAATATAAAGTTTATAATGATTTATATGTTAATTGGTTATCCTGCTTCTGGAAAAAGTACTTACAGTTTAGCATTATCAAAAGAAACTAACTCTATTATATTAAATCGTGATACAATAGGAGGTAAATTACAAGATTTAGTTAAATTAATAGAAAAAGACAAAAATTATATTCTTGATAACACAAATTTATCAATAAATATAAGAAAAATTTTTATTAATAAGGCAAAAGAACTTAACATAGATATAACTGCTATTTATATTAAAAGTAGTATAGAAGATTGTATGATTAGATGTATGAATAGAATGTATCAAAAACATGATAAAATTTATTTTCAAGGTGAACAAGATTTATCACCAGTAGTATTATTTAAAAGTCGTAAAGAGTTTGAAGAACCTAGTTTAGATGAAGGTTTTACAGATATAAAAGTTGTAAATGCTGGTAAAATAAAATTTAATAATTTTAATAATAAATGTGTATTTTTAGATATTGATGGCACATTGAGAAAAACAGAACATTTACAAAATAAATATCCAATTAAAAAAGAAGAAGTTGAATTGTTATTTGACAAAGATGAAATGAAAATAACATTAACAAAATATAAAAATGATGGTTATATATTACATGGTATAAGTAATCAATCTGGAATTGGTAAAAAGATATTAACAGTAGATGATGTTATTGATTGTATGAATGAAACAAAAAAATTATTAGATATTGAATTTCCAATATCATTTTGTCCTCATAATTCATTTCCTATTAAATGTTTTTGTCGTAAGCCACAAAGTGGATTATTTTTAGAAGCTATATTTAAATATGAAATAAATCCTGAATTATCAATAATGGTAGGTGATAGAACTGAAGATAAAACAAGCGCAAAAAGATTAAATATGAAATATATGACACCAGATGAATTTTTCAAAAAATAATATTAAATATATAATTTTTTTATTTTAGTTGTTAAAAAATAGTATAAAGTTTTAATTAGAACTTAAATTAAGTAATATATTTATGTCTAAGTGTTTTGCATTTAGTGAAAAATCAAAAAATAATGAAGTTATATCTAATTATTTTTTAAAACCTAAAACATTCACTTCAGACAATCATGTACAGTCAGACCGTGGTTTGAATCTGCCATTTGAACTTGATGTAAAACCAGTTATAGACAATCAAGAACCAGTTACAGAACAAATGATTGAAGATATTTGTCCTGGTATAGATGGTTATGGATTTGTTTTAATGGGTAATCAAGAATATAAACAAATATATCATTTAAATAAAGGGGATGTAGTGATGTCATTTGATCCTAATAATATCATGATAGCATCAAAAATTAAATATATAATAAAAACAAAAATAAACAATTTTATAATGATGTCTTATATGAATAATATCGCTATTTCTTCAAATCATCCTATTCAACTTAATAATTCAGATTGGTTTTATCCAAAACATCATTTAAATACTTATAATAGTAAAATAGATTACCTTTATAATATTGTTTTAGAAAATGGTTGTGGTATTATTGTTAATAATCTAAAAGTGATTACTTTAGGATATCTTAATACTAATGATAGATATATAAGTTATTATGCAACACAAGCATTTGTGAATGATATGGCAAATTATGATATTAATAATGATGGTTTTATTGTGTTAGAAGAACCATATATTTTAAAAAATAATAATTCACAAATTAAAATGTTAAACTATTAATTATATTAAAAAATTATTATAAAAAAATATAATAATTTTTTAATTATTTACTTTTTTGTTGATAAATTATATGCTAATCCAAATATTATTATTAGTAATAATAATATAAATAAATACAAATATGTATTATCTTTTTCAGGTGGACATATCGGACACGGAAGACACGTTGGACATATTTTAGGATTATCTATATCATTAATTTCATTTAAAAATAAATCAATTGTATTTTGAAATAATGTAAAAGCTGCTAAAGCATTTTCTTTCATTTGTAGTGTTGGAGGTGTTTCTGGTGGTATTTCTAGTAGTATTTCTGTTGGTATTATTGGTGTAAGTATAATGCTTCTTACTGTTTTATCAAGACAATATAGGTTCATTTGATTAAAACTAATACTATAGTTACTGATACTTATGTCATCTTTTAATCGAGGATCTAAAACAATTTTTTCACCTCTAAAATTTGGTTCGGAATATAAAGTTAGAATAAATTCATTACTCTTTATAGATTTTATATTAATGTTATCATATTTTTTTTCAGTGTTACTATTCATAATTATTAGATCATCGCTCGTTTTTTCAACAGTATTAGTCTTAGAATTAGAATTAAAATTACAATTTGAATATAAATAACAATAATTTTCTAAGGAGGATTTTGATGATGTTATAGATGGTAATACTGTGTCTATTATAGGTTTAATTATAATACTTTTTATTGGCTTTGAAAGACATTCAACGTTTACGTCTGTGTATATATAATCAGTTTGTAAACCTTTAAAATTAGGTTCTGAAAATCCTGTTATTAATACTCCCTGACTCTTTATAGATTTTATATTAATGTCATTGTATTTTTCTATTTCAGTAATATTAAATCTACCATATTGACCATTTGTAAAATTACATTCTGCATATAATGAGCATCCGTTTTTTATATATTTTATTGGTGCTATTGATGTTTCTGGTGCTTGTTCTGAAAATAGTTGTTTTAAAAATGAGCTTAATTGTGCTGGATAATTTATGTATGTATAAAGTTTTCCAGATTCTTTTAATTGTATTAATTCATTTTTTATAAATGTTAAAATTTTTTTTCGATTTGATTTTTGTTCTTGCGTTAGAACATTAGCTTTTAAATCTAAATTTTGCATTACATCATATAATTCTTGAGCAGTAAAATTAATATCATTATGAAATTTTTTTTTTTCTTTTTCTTTTATTACTATATTGTTAAAAACACGAATATCATCATCTGTTAAAGGTTCCAATGTAAAAGTTTCTAATATTTTTGAATTTTCACTATTATCATCAGAGAAAAAATTAACTACTTTTAACATTTTATTATAAATTTGATTTATAGATTCATTCGTAGATATATCTTGTGTAAAAGTCATTATATATTAATATATATAAATATTATTTTAATTTTTTTATTTTTAATAAATGAAAAAATTAACTTTTTTTAATGTTTGTTGTATTGCTAAATTTAAACTATAATTTTAAATATTTGCTGTATTGCAATCTATGACAGATTGCTAAATTTAAACTATAAATATTTGCTGTATTGCAATCTATGACAGATTGCTAAATTTAAACTATAAATTTTTGCTGTATTGCAATCTATGACAGATTGCTAAATTTAAATTAAACTATAA